GATTACTCCAAAACCCCGTATCCTCACTACATAAAAATCAAAAATCCTGGAATATTTATGTCGCCCCATAGTATGTGGAAAAGGAGAAAGGGAATTCCCTAAATAAAATGGTTATTAACAAATGGCAAAGATAATATGATAAAACAAGAATTTGATTATGAAGAAAGTTTTTGGGGGAACTGCCAAAATACTTTTAAGGAAGAAGAAAAACAATTACATTATGCTCACTATATGGGATTATCCGTAGATAGTTCAGGAGCATACAGCACCATTACAGGCCTAAATAATAAAAGTATATTAGACATAGGAGGAGGGCCAACCTCTCTACTCCTAAAGACAACAGGGTTAAAACGAAAGAAAGTTATAGACCCATTACAATATCCAACCTGGGTATATAATCGCTATGATGCGGCCGGCATAGAATGGGAAATCCAGTATGGCGAATTAATAAACGAACCTGATAATAGTTTTGACGAAGTATGGATATATAATGTTTTACAGCATACCACAAACCCCGAACAAATTATTGGGTTAGCTCGTAATGTTGCCCCTGTTATTCGCATGTTTGAGTGGATTAATCTACCAGCATACCCAGGTCATCCCCAAGCATTGACTAAAGAACGATTGGATAAAGCACTGGGAGCCACAGGACAAACAGCAGTATTTGAGAATACTGATTGTTATTTTATTTGGTTGAGGTTGCGATAATATGACCACACCTTGCCAAGTATGCAGCCATAAGTGTTTTGGATATAGTGGGTATCATGGGGGATGTTGCACCATAGAAGATAGAGATTTTATTATTGGACCCCACAAAGATACCGATGCCTTCCTTGATAGATTATCAACCCGCATGGGGTCACAGGTCAAGTATGAAGAAGTGTTTATTGATTATGAAGAAGGAAAGCAAATGTTCCCTGATAAAGAGTCGTGGCAAAGACCAACAGGCTATCCAGCCCTACGAGTAGATACATCACATCCACGAAAGCCATGTGTGTTTTACAATAATGATTTTCATATCTGCACTATCTACAATATACGACCAGATGTGTGCAAGAACTATGCATGTGATTACCTTAAACAGAATATGAATAATGATTGTAAATAGAAAAGAATTAGCAGAAGCATTGGGTATTAGTCCCACCAAAGTAAATGCCTTCCAACAACAGGGAGTATTCCCAACAGTTAGTCGTGGTAAATATAATTTAACTGATTGTGTCCAGCGGTTCATCGAAATATCCGTAGAACATCTTATCAAGAAGAATGCGACCAACCCCGAAGGGTCAGCAGAAAGTTTAAACTATTGGAAAACTCAAAGACAGAAACACGCTGCCCTACGCGAGATGGGTATTACTATGCAAGTCGAACAAGCAGAGAAGTTGATGTCGGCACGATTATCGCAAATACGAAATGTCTTAACGGCAATCGATAGTAGTTGGGCACCCTATATGGTGGGTATTAAGAATCAAGAACAATCACAGCAGATGTTGTCTAAACTATTAGATAATCTTTTTGAGCAACTCTCGACACTACAGGACTTTGAGTTAGACGATGAGGTGATAGATACTGATGCAACCGATGATGAAGAAGAGATAGACGAGCAAGATGCTTAATACGATTATACCAGAAGAATATATACCAGAAGATAGTATGGATGCAGTCACAGCATTTAAACAACGCATCAATGCATTGACCAAGCAAATCCTTAAGCCCACTCCTAAACTTACAGGGAGTGAATGGGCTAACAAATACTTTTATCTACCCCCTGAGAATAGTGCTGAACCAGGCAAATACAGCTATGAGCGTATGCCATGGCAAAAAGAAATCCTTGATACTATCTGCGACAACGAACACAAGGATGTAGTATTGATGACATCTGCTCGTGTTGGTAAGACAGTCAGCATGTTGGCAGCAACAGGGTATTATATGCATCAATCACCATCACCTATCTTGTGGTTATTACCTACAGAAACGATTGCCAAGCAGTTTAGTAGTAATGATGTAGAACCAGTATTACGAGATAGTCCTGAACTTCGTGATTTGATTAAAGACAAATGGACTCGTGACGGAGGCAATAACCTTTTATCAAAACGATATATGGGGGGAACGCTAACGATGGTTGGCGCACAGAATAGTTCGGGTCTGCATGGTAAAACTATTCGTGTGTTGTTTGCTGATGAGATTGACCGCTATCCCGAGAGTGCTGGTAAAGATGGTGATGTTATTGACTTGGCTACTATCCGCACAACGACATTCCAACACAAAGCAAAGCGGGTGTATAGTTCTACTCCAACCATTACAGATTTATCCCAGATAGAAAGTAGATTTAAGGAAAGCGACCAACGCTATTTCTATTTACCTTGTCCTTCTTGCGGTCATAAGCAAACATTAGAATGGGATAGAATAAACTATAAAGCAAATCCCGAAGAACCAATCTATATCTGTCGTGCATGTGAGTATGGTATAAAAGAAGAAGAGAAATACCAGATGCTCTTACAAGGTGAATGGATAAAGACAAATGTAGATAGTAAGGTTGCAGGGTTCTTCCTAAATGCTTTATACTCGGTCAATATGACTTGGAAAGAACTGGTAGTAGAATGGCAAGCAATCAAAAAGAATAGACATAAGCTACAAGTGTTTTACAATAGTAGATTAGGTAAGACATTCCAGTTGATAGAAGATTATATTCCCGCAAACAAACTTGGGGAACGATTAGAGATATACAACGCTGAGGTGCCAACCAAAACAGAAATATGTAATGGTGTTGGTGTCTTGACCTGCGGAGTAGACATCCAGGCTAATCGTATCGAAGCATATGTGTATGGGTATGGTAAGAGTGATGAAATCTATATGATTGATTTCCGTTTGTTTGAAGGAGACACCAACAAGAACATCGTGTTTCAGGACCTAACAAACTTTTTATTAAACGAAAGATACACGACAGCAAATGGAGCAAAGATTGGTATTCGTTCTATTGCAATCGACTCGGGTTATAATGCCAATAGAGTTGCACGATATGTTCGGGACTTAAAACAAATAGACCATGCTAATAGAACTATTATTGCAGTCAAAGGTGATGCAAACTATACAAGTGGTATATTAGAACGACAAGCAAAGTTCTATAAAGAAAGTGGGCAGTTGTATTTTAGAGTTGGGGTCAATCCTGCAAAAGACCATTTAGCTATGATACTAAACAATATGGACCCAGGGGAAAACTACCTACATTTACCTGTAGCATATCCCAAGCGTATAGAGCAGGAACGATATTTGGATAAAGAAACTCTTTATCAACTCACAGGTGAAAAGAAAGTATATGAGTTTAAGGGACCACGGCGTATTGGTAGTTGGAAAGCTACACGAGATAGAGTGGAAGCATTGGATTGTTTTGTCTATGCTTACGCTGCTTTGCTTGCATTAGGTCCAGATGTATTCCAAAAACTGGATGATTTAGCAAAGAAAGTGTCCCTACTACAACCAGAACTGGATGTAATGACCCCTGAAGGTGAGGTCAAACCGCAAGAACAAGTCCAACAATACAAGCCAGGCATACGATTACATCAATCCAAGAATACGGGATTTAGCATATTCCGTAGATAAATACCATTTAATAGTAAATACTTTATATTACAATACCCTAACAAAAACCTAATGTTAGGGTATTGACTTTTTCTATACAAGGTGATATATTACATATGTGTTCGGGACACAAGGTTCCGCAACACAAAACAATAAGAACGAGGGTTCTATGCAAAAGTTGCACTGGAATGACGCAGAGATAATCGTAGAAAAGATTAGCGACATGCTTAGAGAAGATACAATATCAGCAGCTTGTTTTGATGCAGACAATAAAGAAATCATTTGGGTAGAAAGTGCTGAGAGATTTTTGCTACTCAACCACAGCAATAATACTTTTAGCATAGAAACACCTGGTCGTATTCACGAGTTATTCAGTAATATTAGTGATGAAGCTATTGTAGAGTGCGCAGAGAATGTAGGCATTATTGAGATTGACGAGGATGGCAATATTACATTCACCGATGACGAGGAGAACTAAAATGCCACTACCGAAACCGCTTGCACCTGATAATGATAAAATTGTTATTATCACCGCAGAAGAGTTTGGTGAAGGAACAGGTCAGTATATTCTTGACTACAACATTAATAATGCATTTATTGTGGGAACAGTAATATTACCTGAGCATTCACCCATTCCATATTCTATTGGAATTTTTATCACAAAAAATATTACAGAAGATGTGGCTGAAAAAACTTTAAGAGACTTTGTAAAATCACCAATGCATCAAGGTAAAGTATTGTGTGGTTGGTTTCCATTAAATGATATTAAGGAAACTATGATACATCCTCATTATGATAATGTAGGTAGTGTGCTGGGAGACATTTTTTGTGATTTAGGATTGGGAGATATGTTTAAGTTGGCATACAATAATGATGAAAAATTATCAGCCCTTATGGCAAAAATGTAAAAACAAAAACAATCAACCCCTGTAGAAATACAGGGGTTTTTTGTATATATTAGATGATTTTTGACTTTTTACCATCTATTTATGTGAAGAACCTTTGGGGATACTATGATTAAAGATTTTATTGCAGGGGATACAGTCCGCTTTACACAACACTATACGGACTATCCTTCCAGCGACTACACATCTGTTTTATACTTTAATGGACCCACAAACCTTGCAGTGAGTGGGGCAATCTCTACACCATCTACCGACCCTAACTATGTCGAGGATGGTTTCTTATATACCATTAGTGCAACACAAGGACAATATCTAAAAGCTGGTGTCTATGATTTCGCCATTCGTATGAATAGTGCAAGCATGGCATTTACAGTAGAAAAGGGTGTTGTAAATGTGCAGACCAACTACGCAGTGCAAGCAAGTAAGGAATATCTCTGCACTCGTATGATTGAGTTGATTGAGAAGGCACTACTCAACCAGTTGTCCGCAGGGGAAGCAGCAGAAAGTATTTCTATCGCAGGTCGTTCTATCAGTATGATGAACCGCAAAGACCTTCTATCAGAAAGAGGGTTCTGGGATAGTGAAAGACGAGCACTTGTAAATGCCCGATTGGGTAGAACAGGCATCAAACAAACGGCGGTGATAATATAATGGCTAATAGACTTAGTGATTTCCTTTTCGGTCAAAACAAGAAAGAGGAAAAGAAAAAAGTTGTAATGAAGAGAACACACCCACGCTTGGGAGACGCCCGCCTTCCAGCACCAGCAATTCAGTTTGCATTTAATCGTGGTATATTTGCCTCGGCTAATCAAGACCTCTTATTACATTTAGAACGCACCCGTGACCTTTCTCGGTATTTAGTAAAGATTGACCCATACCTTCAACGCTATATGGAAGTCATCTCTGTATTCGTGGTAGGTCAAGACGGACTAAAGTTAGAACCAGTTGTGACCGCACCAAATGGTAAGTTAGCTGAACGAGTAAATAACACAATACGAAAGGCATGGATGGATTGGTGCCGTGAAGCAACATACGATACAACCCTAACCTTTGCAGAAGCAGAACAGATGGTCATCCGCACAGTTGCTCGCGATGGTGAAGCATTAGTTCGTATGGTCACAGGTAAGGACGTAAACAAATACGGATTTGCTTTACAAATACTTGACCCAACTTTATTAGATGTTAATTACAACACAGTATTGGGTCAGCAAGGTGAAAGTGATAGAATAATCATTATGGGTATTGAGTTTGACCGCCGCGGTCGCCCAATTGCCTATCACGTATGGAACCGCCTTCCAAGCGACATCACACAAATCCCAAGAGTAAGAGAACGCGTACCAGCAGACGAAATATTACATATTTTTGATAATGATATTCCTGGTGCTGTTCGTTCCCTTCCTTGGACCACCGCAGTCCTCAATACAGTATCAAGATTAAACCAATACTTGGAAGCACATTTACAAGCATGCAGTATTGCAGCAACCACCCCCCTTGTAATGACGAACACCGAACCTGACCCAGTTGGGGTGGATGATGTATCGGTCAGCAATGCAGTAGTTCCACAATATCGTCAACCAGAAATCAACTTGGCATATAGTCAAATATTAGAACTGGACCACGGAAAGAACCTACAAGCATTAAACCTACAATTCCCAAGTCAAGCATTCCAGCAAACTACTGATGCATACTTAAAGAGTATTGCTTCTGGATTGTTTATCTCATATGCAACCTTGACCGCAGACCCAAGCCAAGGTAATAGTGCAAATGTTCGTTTCAGTTCTATCGTAGAAAGAGAACATTTCCAACAAATCCAAAGATGGCTTATTAAATGTTTTCATATGAAGGTTTATAAGAAATGGATAGAACACGCATTGTTACATGGTGGAGTTGTTCTTCCTTCGATGGATGCAGCAAACTATTATGAGGTTGCATTCCGTGGCACCCGCCACTCAACAATAGACCCATCAAAAGATATGAAGGGGTATATAGAGGGTATTAATAATGGACTTTACACACGCACGCAAGTATGTGCAGAACTTGGCACAGACTTTATTAGCAACATTAAGCAACTTGCTATGGAAGAAGCCGAAATCGAAAAGTATGGGGTCAATATTGTCCCAGGAGACCCAAAAGCAGTTGATACAGCAAACGCAGCAGCCGCAGGAATTGTCCAAACGGCAAATGACGCCGAAGAATACGCCGCAGCCCAAGCCCAAGACCTCGCGGAAGAAGAAGCAGACTGATTAAACTTTTGGAAAATAGCAAACTATATATTTAATATGGATATAAAGCAATTATTAAATAATCGCTCGACCAGAACATTAGAAATCACCAACCCGCAAGAAACAGATGCAGGCTTGGTGATTGAGCTTGCCGCATCAAGTGATGTTCCATATCGCCGTCAGTTTGGATATGAAACCTTGTTGCATACAAAGGAAGCGGTCGATTATGAAAGAGTCGCAGCTGGGGCAGTTCCTCTTTTATACAATCATAAAAATGACGAATATATTGGCATCGTAGAAAAGGTTTGGTTAGTTCCAGGCCAACTACGAGCAATGGTTCGTTTAAGTAAGAATAGCGAATTAGCTCGTCAAATATCAGCTGATATTAAAGATGGTATATTAAAAAGTATTTCTATTGGCTATGAAATCAACGAGATGCGAGAAGCAGAAGCTATCAACGATATTCCGCAATATATCGCAACTCGTTGGACTTTATATGAAATCAGCGTGGTTACTACCCCTGCTGATTATATCAAAGCAGGGATAGGTAGAATGGACGAACAACCACAAACAGAGGAACCAGACATGAAGAAACGCGATTTTGGCGCCGTCATGGAAATGGTGAATACTTTGAGTGAAGAAGAAAAACTAACTCTTCTCCAAAGTTTAGCCGATGACTTAGAAGAGGTAGCCGAAGATGTAATGATGGAAGAAAAAGCAGAGCATGAAGAAATGCCTGCTGAAGAAATGCCAAAGGAAGAAATGGATAAAGAAGGCATGTATATGCCAGCATCCATGGAAACCGCAGAAGGTGAAGCAACAGACGAAGAAGAAAAGGTTATTATGAAATCGGCTCCAAAAGCCAAATCACGCTCAAACACAGGAGACAACATGAGCAATCAACCTGGCTCTACAAACGGAGCCGACAACACAGTTCGTTTAGCTGAATTAGCAGCTAAGTACGAAAGAACTGCTGACCTCGCAACCTGGATTAAGGAAGGTCGTACAGCAGAATCAGTAGCATTAGAAATCCTCGAAACCAAGTCAAACACAGACAAGGTATCAGCACCAGCAATTCACGTTAAAAAGAACGAAACACCAGAATTCGCAACCGCAGTAACTTCATGGTTACGTGGCGACAACAGCGAACTTGCAGAACGTGGTGTTGACCAAGCACGTGCAGCAGGACGTGCAATCAGTAACGGAACACTTTACCTTCCAACCAACGTTCCTATGATTAAGTCACGCGTAACACGCGATGGAACAGCATACGGCAACACAGGTGCAAACTTGACTGGTAAAGTATTCTTAACATTCGAAGAATCACTTCGTGAAGGTGCATTACTCTCACGTATCGGTGGTCAAATCGTTTCATTAAATGACGTATCCAGTATGCCATTCTACTCAACACCAACCGTAGCTGCAACATTTGCAGAAACTGGTTCAATCAGCGACAGCGAAGTAGTAGTAGGATTAAAGAACTGGAGTCCAAAGCGTATCGGCGCACGTTACCTCTTCAGTAACTTGCTCGGTAAATTGAACGGAACCTATGATTTCGAAAGTGAATTATATAATGACCTTCTAGCGGAATCAGTCCGTATCTTCGATAGTCAATCATTCTCAGGTGCAGGCGGAACTGGTATGACTGGTATCTCACAAGATTCTAACATCACCGCATTAAACCTTTCTGGTTCGATGGCATTAGCATCAGCAAGTGCAATGATTGCACAAGTTGCTAAGAACAACGCAAACGTTGATAACTCAGTATTCGTTGTAGACCACGATGTATACTCACAAATGTTCTCAACCCAAGCATTTGGTGCTGGTTCAGGCATGAGTATCCTTGATATCGTTCAAGCAGGTAACCGTGTATTCCGTACTGGATACCTAAGTCGTCCAGCTGCTGGAAAGGCAGTTTCCTTGTTCGGTGATTTCAGTAAGGCAACCGCAGCAACATTCGGTGCAGTAGAAATCAAGCGTGATGACCTTACCAAGTTGGCAACAGGTCAAACAATCCTCAATCTCGAAATGTTCGCAGATACAGTCGTAAGACAACCTGCGTCAATCGTGAAGTGGGCAAACGTTACTGTCTAATATAGACAAGTAATACAATATTAAAATTGGGGGCGGGCGTCACATCGCCCGTCCCCTTTTTTATTGTAAAAAGTATGTTAAATACAATTGTTGATATAACGAAAGATAATTATAGTAGTGGTTCTTTTTATCAAACCAGAATATCCGAGATTACACATTATGACCCTATGGACCTTTGGCTTAGACAGGATGATGCAAGTGGCGGGTCAAGAATGCCGCATAACGATAGACGGCGACCCAATATACTTTCAGGGGATACTGGATCAGCAGTCAACACTATTACAAGATGATCGTGGTGTAGAAAGAGTAGAAAATATGTTTCGTCTTACAGTAAGAAGAAATGTAGCCACGAAAATACCAAAAGATGTACAGAATACTATACAAATTGAGGACCAATCATATGCAGTTCGTCATATTCTTTTGACTGGTGACGGTGAAGAGGTAGAAATTTATATGACGAAGATAAATGCATTTAATGATGAATGTGATCCACCAGGGAGTTGCTAATGATTAGTGAAACAATTGGATTATTAAAAACTGCATTAGTAAATCCTACCTATGGTGTAAATGTATATCTTAATAGTGGTAGCCTACCAACGATTAATGGTGTATATGCAGAAACCACAGATTACTGGATGACCGCTGGTGGGGAGCCATCAGCATTTCCTGTATTGATGATTTCGTTGGCAGATGATGTAAATTTTATTATGCCAGAGGTTAGAACATCTATTCGTGATGTGGAAATTACTTTGGCTGTATCATATTGGAATAAAATAGTAGCTACGCATACTGGCACAGATTTAAGTTATAAAACTTTATCCTGTGTAATGCAAAGCTTACGGCAGTGGAGCAAAAACGAGAACTCCGCAGCGAGAACGGACAACAATATAGAGGTCATGCAAATGACTAATATTCGTCAAACGCCCCGTTCCATAACTCAGGAGCAAGATGTTAATTTACTCTCATCTCTCTTGATTACTTTTAGAGTAAGAGACACAAACCCTTAATGTTAGGAGAACAAAATGAGTTTTAAGTCAGTTATTGGCTACGGCGTTCTCGCACAAAAAGAAAGCACATATGCAACAGCAAGTGCTTTTAACACAACGACACATGCCGTCCAAGTTAGTGAATTGCCAACTTTGGCAATCAATTATGTAAATGATGGTGCAAGACCAAACTCACCATCAACCGCAGGAGCACAACCATTCGTTTCACCAACAGGCCGATTTGCAGAAATCAACCTTGTAATGGAAGCACGTGGTAGTGGTTCAGCATACACCTCAACCGCAACAACTCCACCAGATGTGCATGCATTATTGCAAGCATGTGGCTTCTCTGCATCGTATGCAGCAGGAGCATGGACCTATCAACCAGAAGCAGTTGGAACAGCAGATAGTAGTGTTGCTGTAAGATTGTTTGCTCGTGAAGAACAATACACCGCAGTTGGTGGTATTGGAACCTTTACATTAGCAAGTGATGGAGCAAGTCCAGCACAATACACATTTGATGTTTCAGCCTTAATGTCTGGTTCAGTTATTGATGCAAATGTTGCAACAATCAACTACAACACCACAGTTCCACCAAAGACAGAAAACATTGCATTAGCTCTTGGAACATTTGGAACTGCAATTGTTCGTGGATTTACTTTAACTCTTGGTCGTGAAATTAACCCAAGAGTGAATATCAATCAAACAGATGCACACGCTGGATTTGCAAGTGGTCGTCGTGATATGAGTTTTGCAACCACAATCGAAACACCAGCAAGTAGTTCATTTGATATTTACGAACTCCAAAGAAACGGAACACAATTTGCAACATCATTCACCATCGGTTCAGTTGCAGGTAATAAGTTGACTATTTCATTACCAACTTGCCAAATCATCGGCATCAGTAATGGAGAAGATGGTGCAGTTTCCACAAGTGAACTCACAATCAAGCCTTCGTCATTAAACGGGGCAAACGATATTACAATCACATACAACTAATAAGAGGTCTATATGTCGGCAGAGAGATTTATTAAAGCAACGGAACCTGTAAAGGTCGAGTTAAATGGCACAACTTATATGGTTAAACCTTTAAGTTTTAAAAATCATTTATCAGTTCAGCGTGAATTACGCAAGAGTTTTGCTGATGGGTTAACATTAGAACAAAAAGAAGATGCATATATTGCAGCAATAGAAGCATTAGCAGTCGCATTATCATTACCAGTAGAAGATGTATTAAATGCTGATAATGAATTCATAACAAGATTAATTGATGTTTTTTTGTTGCAGACGAAGTAGCAGATGAAAAGGAAGATGACCCGTTTGAGGAAGCATACAAGCGGGTCAAACCTTCTCATCAAAAAGTAATAGAAAGAGAGTTATACTACGACATCGCGTTGTTTATAAAACATTATGGCAACAATACATTTAAAGATGGTGAAATAGGATACTGGCATTTCTATTATTTATCAAAGCAAATACCTGCATTAGAAGCAAGTGATGTCTTTGTTGTAATGGAAGGAAATGGTTTGGCTATGGGAGCAGACCACCCAACCAGTAAAAAGAGATTACGACAGCTGCAAACATTTGCAACATATGGTATAAAACTATAATAGGATATAATCATGGCCGGACAAGATATTCAGCTTGATTTATTTTTAGACGCAACACAAGTAGAACAAGCATCTAAGCAAACCGAAGCAACCTTAAAGAGTATGGCTAACAACTCTTCGGTTGGTATTCGTAAATTAGAAAATGCATTCCAAGATATGGGTATATCAGCGTTTGGTGTTACTGGACCGATTGCTCGTATTGGTGATGCTCTAATGGAATTCGTCCCAGGAGGAATTGTTGGAGCAGGTGTTGTTGCTGGTGTAGGTGGTATAATCTATGCTTTTAATAGACAAAAACAAATACAAAAAGATTTAGAAGAAGCACAAGCAGGGTCAAAGAAATCATTAGAAAGTTTAAGATTAGAATACATTAGATTAAAAGAAGGTGTAGAGGCATACAATATAGCGTTGTTGCAATCAACTGAAACAACGGCAAAGAGCACATCCGCAAGTGCATTAAGTGCTTTAACAAAATATTTTGATACAGTAGACCAAAAAGCAAAGACAGCGGCACTTGCTATGTTAGATTTTTCTGGGGCGGCTGGTGGTCGTATCATAGATCCAGCCGAATTAGAAAGAGTAACACAACAAAAAAGATTAGAGATATTACGACAAACAGCAGTAGAAAGAGAAAAATTAGAAAAGGCCTTTACTGATGCAGAAACTGCAAGAATTGCCGCACAAGCCGCCATACAAGAAGATGCACAATCTCGTGGTGAAAAGAGCTCCAGCGATGCTGCATCGGCTCGTCAAAAACTACTTCAAGCGGAGTTTAATGAGTTTAAACAACTCTTTGACTTACAGAACTCTGGATATGGATTAAATGCAGAACGACAAGCTCGGTTAAATGAATTATCTAATCAATATGCGGATATATTAAACAATATTAATGCACCATTAGATCAATTAAATGTTGCAAAGCAAGCAGAAGAAATTGTAGCAAGAGCAATTACACAAGAATATGAGAAACAACAAAAAGCAGCAGAAGAACTTGCAAAGCGTGAAAAAGAAATAGCAGACGAGCAAAAGAAAAGATTAGAAGATAGTGGAAAGTTAGCAGAACAAGCTGCAAAGAACGCATTGGCAAATAGTAAGGCAGAAACTGATTTATTAATAATGAACTTTGAGAAGGCAAAAGGTATTAATAATGAATTTACCGCAAGCCTTAAACAAGCATTAGAAACAGCACGAGCAGAACTTGCAATCGCACAAGCAGAAGGATTGGCTGGACCAATATTAGAAGCACAAAATAGATTAGCACAATTAGAAAAAACGGCGGCGGAAAGTGTGCAGGAAGGTGCATTGTTTAATACAGTCCAGATTGGTGTTAATGCATTAGCAGATGCATTTAGTGCAATGGGTGCAGCATTGGCTGCTGGTAAAGATGGATTAAAAGCATTTGGACAAGCAGCAAAACAAGCAATCGGTCAAAGCTTACAAATATTAGGAAGAGAACAACTTGTAAAAGGTTTATCTAACTTAGCTTCTGGGTTTGCGGCTGCAGCACTTGGTCCAATAGGTGGTAAGAGTTCTAAAGATTTCTTTAAGGCAGCAGGACTTAACTTTGCCGCCGCATCGTTGGCAGGTGTTGCTGGTGGTGCAATGGGTGGTAGTAGTGGTGCAGGTGGTGTTGGTGGTGGTGGATTTAGTAATAGTCAATTAGGTAGAAATACCTTCTCTACACAACCAACTACTATTATTGTGCAAGGAGGCTCATTATTAGATATGAGCAATCCAGATACACAAAGAACATTTATCGGTGCATTGGAAACTGTATCAAATAGAAGAATAAAATTTAACATGGCTGGTGCATAACATGGGAATATACAGAATACCAAAGATTACTTGGGGAACCAGTTTTGCAAATACACTTAATATCGGTTACCCATTAGATAACTGGGCATCATATAGTAGTGCATTTGATGGTTCGCAGTTCCTACAAGTAGAAAGTGGAACCGAAGATGCATGGGTCATTAATACCAATTATATTTTAGAAGGTGATATTCGTTGGATACCAACTGATAACTTGACCAATCCAACCAGAACAGGATGGGATGGAGCAACAGGATGTCGTGCATTTTTAGAATATGCAAGACAAAAAAACCAGTTTAGGTGGTATCCAAACAAAGATAGTGCATCTTATGTCCTATCCTATTTAGTAGAACCAATCAACGGAGCACACGCATTAGAACCAGATGGCACACGAACCATCCGTATTGTAATGCGAAATAGTAGCACAGCTTACGACGGGTATTAATAATGTCCTTAGCGTATAGATTGAGAATAATAAATGGAACGGCATTCACAACCAGTTCCACCTCTCTTACACCAGCAGCAGGTGCTTCGCATAGCGAACCATTCCAGATTACAACCCTTCCATCTGGTAGTTTAGCAGGATATGCCCCATATATGCGTATTCCACGCGGTCAAAATGGACAATTTGATATTAAATCGGGTCGCTCATCTGTCGGTGCATATAGTGTAGAACTCCTTGATGCAAAGACCCAGGCAGGTAATAACGCCACTCGCTGGGCATCTGCCTTTATTGGTGATGCAAGTGGTAAGTTAAGTTTGGTTGGTAAGAAAGCTATTATAGAAGAAAGCACTGATGGTGGTTCTAACTGGAACCTATATTTCTGTGGTCGAGTAAATAAATTTGATTTATCTTCCAAGCTGACCTATACAATAGAAATCGGGGACAACCTCGAACTCCTAAAACAAAAGATATTTGCCACCGAAGCAACAGTTGGCAGTGCAGTATATAAGTCAGTATTACCACTTGGTATTATGGATAAGTTGGAAATGCCTGATAGTCAATCGTCATTACCACAAACTACACCACTTTTTATAGAAAAGAGTGAGGTAGCTGCAAACGCCAATACACAATTACGATATGATAGATGGCTTACATTATTTAGTAATGATGTAGAAAGTGAAAGAAACTTTTGGTCATACGGTGAAAAGTTTAACACAAACGCAGGCGTGCAGTTTGATGTGTATGCGGGACAACAACCACTTCGTGCAAGAATAACTTTTAGTGGTTCATCAACTGGTCCATTTTACTATTATGGTGTTGATAAGTTGGAAACACCATCTAATGCAAATCGTGATAAATCAGTGCAGCAAATCAAGAAAATTCATATTGTAGAATTACCATCTAATGATCCACGATTTACCAGTATCGGTAGTATGCCAGCACAAAGTTTTACAAATGATTTACCTGCTATTTGGATTTATTCTACCCCTGGTAATGAACAAGTAAAGGGAACTTTATTTATCAACGCAACCCCATATCAAGTTCTTCGTGATATTTTATCAGGTAGTTATTTCCCACGAAGCACACCACAACTTTCTATTCCATTTGATAGTAGTTCTATTACAACATTAGAAACGATACGACCATTAGAAAAAATGGTATATAGAATGGAAGAACCGATGGAAGCAGGAGAGTTTATAGAAAAGCATATCTGTAAGCCATATGGTCTTGGCTATACATTTGAGCCACAAAATGTAAATGGTGTTCCACAATCTGTATTACGTTTATTCTCAACTTATATTCCAACCTCATCAGCAGGACTTGCAACACTCAACGATATAAGCGTGATAGCTGGAACCGAACAAAGTTGGAATACAAATGAACCAGTATTGGCTGTTGGTGGAACTTACTACCTAGAAACCATTAAGTCATATACCAGAGATACATTATCGTCAGCACAAAGTGAAGGAGAAACCAACGCAACGATACAACAAGTATTTCCTATTATTTATTCTACTACAAGTGATATTGACCCATCATCAAAGATAGAACAAATAGATTTTAATGGCATTCGTGGATTAAATAATGATGAATACTCATTTAGTATTGGTGGTATGGCTGGAAATGTAAACGTTAACGATTATAGCTTGGGTCGTGCCTTTGGTCATCTAAAAAAATATTTTGATAGAAATCAATTTGGCAATCCATTAGTGCAATTGACTTGCATACGAAATGCTACCACAAATGCATTAAAGGTTGGTGATTTCGTATTAGTAGATGTGGATGTTCTACCAAATCAAGCATTACATACTCGTGGTGGAACAAGAATATATCAAATCGTCCAAAAGAATGTAGATGGAATACAAATAGAGTTTAACTTATTAGATAGTGGTGTGAATAGCGTAATGCCATCACCATCGTTTGGTATTGTCTCATCATCGGTCAGTAATCAAATAGATTTTGAGGTTAGTATTCCGCAACCAGGCACATTAGAAATAGATTATGTTGTTGTTCCAAGTGGTTCGTCAGTACCAGCAAATAGTAGTGTAAATTGGATTTTCTTTTCGTCAAAAAGAAATACCGCCACCACACAATCATTTAGTATTACTACCATACCAGAAGGTAAGACCACATTTATTCGTGCAAGAACCACCAGTCCAACAAATGCAGATATAAAACTACCATCACCATATGTGGTTGCATCACCTGTGACCTTGGCTAATATCTCCGCACCGACAAATCTTGTGGTCAGTAATATTACCGCAAAGTCAGCAGAGATAGATTGGGTTAATACAAATGGTATATTTCCAATAGAAATCAAACTTGCATCACCACAAGGAGAACCAATAACAACTATTATTGAGTTGCCACCTTCCTCGTCTGCATTTGATTTAACTGGTCTTGACCTCAATACCAATCCAGCACATACAGTTGGTGTTCGTTATATTGACGCATACAGAGGATTTAGTCCTTTATTGACCGCAAGTTTTACAGCAACAGGCACAACACCACAACTTGACGCACCCGCAGCACTTATCACCTATATCACAAGATAATATATGCCTATTAATGAAGATAATATTGATAAAGCAAGATCGCAAACAGGCATAGTCCTTGTTGTCTTTCGTGATCCTGATGTTCCTGCTGATACGAAAACAGTTATAGAAAGAACCACGATGAGTGCATCCGTGGCTAATCCTGCGGGATGGACAGAGATAGGCACATTAGACAATACGGATACATCAGGCACATACTTCATAGATTATCAACCTATTACCAGACAAGTATATTTTTACAGAGCAAAGCATACTGCTCCTGGATTTGTTAGTAGTTCATATATCTTTGAGGTGTCGGGTTCTGCGACAACTATTCCACAAATTGATTGGCGTGGTAAGCCATGGCTCTTAAATCAAACACCATTACAATTAGTGATGGTTATTTCTGCAAGTAATGCAACTAGTTGGATTGTATATCCAGAAGTCAACCAACCAGTATTAGGATTCGGCACACCAGCAATTTCTCTTATTGCATCGGGTAATGTTGGGTCAATCACGAATGTAGGAACAAAATATACTATTAACAGACCAGCAGGTGCATTATCTTCTAGTGAAAGTTATGTAGTATTTGAGAGCACGTTGTCTGGCTTTAGAAATGGTATTGATAAAGTAGAATTGACCCCAATCGTAACAGGATCTGGTGCAGAACCTGCATTGCGCACCACAATCACTCCAATCACAACTGATAGTGCAAGTATCGTGGTAAATGTTGCAGTGTTTGATGAAGAACCAGGGGTTGGGTCATATATTAATCTTGCATTCACATCACTCAATATACCTTCTATTACACCATCAGGTGAGTTTATTTTATCCGCAAGTGAAGCAAAAACATTTACGATTAGTCGTCCAAATTATCTAACAGGTACAGCTCGTATTAACTTTACAGCAACAGGGTCAGGTCGTATTACATCGACCGCAGGTATTGATGTTCCCGAAAGACCAGTAGAAGCAACAGACGTTGGTGGTGTAACTATTACATTAGGAACAGCAGTCAGTTCTAGTAATAACGTTACCATTCCATATTCATTCAGTAATATATCTACTGCACAATACGCAGAAGTATTCATTCAAGAAACATCAGGTTCTGCACCAGCGGTCAGCAGTGTAGAATTTACTGGCACACCATTCTTTAAATCACCATTAAATAGAAATGATGGTAGAACATCTATTCGTATTCCTATTGCAAAACCATCAAATTATATTTTAGCTACATTTGTTCCATACGATGTATTAAATCGTAGAGGAGTAGAGCAAACACGATTATTTCAAGCTACATCAACTGCTGCAGTTCCACCAAACGCATTTGCATCGCAAAGTAATCAAAGTATTAGTGATACATCGGTGGTCAATAGAGTAATGATGCCAGCAACAAATCTACCTTTATTCATTAGAACATATTTAAATGGTGTAATATCTGGTAGTGATACCGCGGTCACAGTTGGTGCAAGTGCCACGCAATCAATAACTCACTCTGGTCTAACTCCACTAACTAATTATAGTTGGCAGTATAGTGCTATTAGTGGTAGTGGAGAAAGTAGTAGAACAGATTTTGTTTTAACAACAACCACAGCCGGTGGCACTTTGGTTGCACCAACCGCATCATTTACTGGTTGGCAATCCCGACCACAACAAGTAAATTTCGCTATCACAAATCAAACATACCCAGTAGGCACATTATTTGAAGGTGAAATATATTCTGGTAGTAATCTGTTGGGTAATTTAACAGCAAGTGGTGAATATACTTTATATTATCCAATAGAAGGTCCTGGAACAAATACGGGATATGCAAGAATACGTGCAACAAATTCTGGTTATACTACAAGTGCATATAGTGCAAATGTAAGTTGGTCTAATGCACAATTAAAGGCGCCAAACTAAAATGATTATACAACGAACAGTAATTGACCCAATAACTGGGACCGCAATATTAGTAGGTGAGGGATTACCATTTGGAACAGATGCTCCTACTGGTTCACTCTTTGTGCGCAAAGATGGTGGGTCAAATCAAATGCTATTCGTCAAATATGGTAATACAACTGGTGATTGGCAAGTATTAGCAAGTGGTAGTGGAACAGCAATAAGCTCATCATATGCTTTATCTGCATCATACGCAGTATCAGCTTCTATATCACAAAATTCAATAAGTTCGTCATATGCTGTATCTTCATCAAGAGCACAAAGTTCAGTAAGTGCATCAAATATGTCTGGATATATCGTATTTCCAAATGGATTGATTGTTACTGGTTCGGTCACCGCAAGTGATTCATTTATTGGTAAATCTACTGGCACATCATTTATTGGTACCGCAAGTTGGGCAAACAACGCAATTACAGCAAGTTGGGCTCTTACACCAGCAGGTGCAACAGGTCCTACAGGCCCTACAGGTCCTGAAGGAGATAAGGGACCATCAGGCCCTACAGGCTCAACTGGACCGCAGGGCACTACAGGACCAACTGGAGCAACAGGGCCAAAAGGTGATAAAGGATTTGATGGTGATACAGGCGCAACAGGACCAACAGGTCCATCAGGTCCCGAAGGAGACAAAGGGCCGCAGGGTTCTACAGGTCCAACAGGTCCGCAAGGCACAACCGGCCCAACAGGCCCATCTGGTCCTAAAGGTGATAAAGGATTTGAGGGTGATACAGGTGCTACAGGTCCAACAGGTCCAACAGGACCAAAAGGTAGTGATGGTGATAGTGGAGCAACAGGTGCTACGGGAGCAACTGGTGCTACTGGACCTACTGGCCCCGCAGGACCAAAAGGACCAATAGGATTAGATGGTGATACTGGAGCAACAGGTCCTACTGGACCAACAGGACCAACAGGTCCAAAAGGTGATGCAGGAACAAACGGAGATACAGGGGCAACAGGGGCAACTGGACCTGCTGGTAGTGGCACACCATCAAATCCATGTGGTAGTGGTGTTTATTATCTTGTATGGGATTGTAATGCTGGATCAAATCCATTCTGGAAATGTTTGGATCTTGCTGATGCCTGTGCCTAAGTTTCACATTTTATCAACTATTTATATCTAACCGGCAGCAGAACGCCAACCCGAAGGAGAACATATGATTACAGGTCGTTACAACCTCTCCATACAAAGTGGAGAGAGTTTTAATCAACAATTTAAGCTTTTATCGGCAAATGGTAATCCATATGACCTCACGGGTTATACGATACAAAGTAAAGTAAAAGCGGATTATACCTCATCTACCGCTGCGGCAACATTCGTCGCAACCAGTCCTGACCCAACAAATGGAATGATAAACTTAGCCCTCGATAGTGGTTCATCGGCGGCGTTAAGTAGTTCATGCTATTTCTATGATGTTCGTATTATTACGGGCAGCACTGTATATTACCCATTAGAAGGTAAGGTGGTGGTCAGCCCTTCTATTACAACAAACTAAGGTAATATTATGAGTGATATAATCCAAATAGTAGTTACCGAAAATCCAGTAGAAGTTATTGCATCAAACATTCAACCAATCAACGTTGGTGTAGTTGGTGCTACAGGCCCACAAGGACCATCAGGATCAACAGGCCCACAAGGTGACCCCGGCGGTCCAACAGGAGCAACTGGACCAACAGGCCCTGCTGGAACAATCGGTATTGATGGTGCAACAGGTCCAACTGGACCACAAGGTATAGAAGGACCAACTGGAGCAACAGGACCACAAGGTATCCCTGGAACACCAGGCGGTGCAACTGGTCCAACAGGCCCACAAGGTCCGCAAGGTGATGCAGGAACACAAGGTGCAACAGGACCACAGGGAAATACAGGGGCAACAGGCCCGCAAGGACCAAGTGGTAGTGTTGGTTCTGTTGGTGCCACAGGTATCCAAGGTTCTACTGGACCGCAGGGACCAAGTGGTAGTGTAGGACCACAAGGTGCCACAGGCATTGAAGGTGCAACAGGTCCGCAAGGTGTGCAAGGTGCAACAGGTATTCAAGGACCAAGTGGTAGTGTTGGTCCTGCTGGTGCAACAGGTATTCAGGGTGCAACAGGTCCAGAAGGTCCGTCAGGTAGTATTGGACCAGCAGGTGCAACAGGCATACAAGGACCATCGGGTAGCATTGGTTTAACTGGTGCAACAGGTATTCAGGGTGCAACAGGTCCACAAGGTGCCACAGGCATACAAGGAGCAACTGGACCTGCGGGAGCAAATGGAAATGATGGTGCAACAGGTCCAGTAGGAGCAACAGGCCCACAGGGTGCAACTGGTCCAGAAGGTCCAAATATTCCTGGTTTACTTTCTAGTTCACAGCAAGTTGTTGATAATATAACTGGTCAAACCATTGCACCCGCAGCAATCAACGCAACAGGCATCATCAGTGCATCTCGTATAATAACATCTAATAGTTCAAGTATCGCTGGTATTCTTTTTGGAACCAGTAATGGTGGATTTAATACCAGTTCTACCAATATCGCTATTGGTCAAGATGCATTAAAGTCATTACCAACATCATCTCAGGCAACAGGATCAGTTGCAATTGGCTTTAAGGCAATGCAAAATGTAAGCCTTTCTACACAAGCTGGTAGTAATGTTGCTATAGGAACGTTTGCATTATCCAGTCAATCATTTAGTATAAATAATACCGCTATTGGTGCATTCTCTATGGCATCATCATCCGCCAATAGTAATACTGCGGTAGGTCATAGAACATTAATGAGTGCAAGTGCTATTGGACAAGTTGCCGTCGGCAACTTTGCTTTATCACAACTTGCAAATGGAAATAACAATACAGCTGTTGGTTCATTATCATTACAATTCTTACAAACAGGATCAAATAATACTGTTGTAGGTCATGCAGTAAATACTATTTTTACATCGGGTGCAAGTAATACATTTGTAGGACAAGGGGGAATACAGGCATTACGAACAGGTAGTTTTAATACCACATTAGGACAATCAGCATTAAACGCTTTACCAAGTGGTAGTAATAATATTGCAATAGGATATACTGCTGGACGCTATATCAATTCTGGATCAAATGAACTATTCATCAATAGTATAGATAGAACAAACTCCACAGGGGACTATAGTAGTTCCATTATTTATGGTCGTCAAGATAGTGTTGTTGCAAATCAAAGATTACGATTAAATGCAATGGTCATTGCACCATATGGCATTACAGGATCGTTAGAAGGCACAATTTCTTCTGCATCATTTGCAACAACTGCATCATATGTTGCAACAGCATCAGTAGCAGAAAAAATACCAGTTGGAACCGAAGCACAACGTCCATCACCAGGTGAACGTGGAATGGTTCGTCTTAATACAACTACAAATATTCCAGAATGGTATGATGCTGTAAATGATGTATGGAGAAAGTTCGGTCAAAACCCAGTCCAAGTTGAATACATGGCTATCGGTGGTGGTGGCGGTGGTGGTAATAGTGATGGTGGTGGTCCAGGCGGTTTAGGAGGTGGTGCAGGCGGAGGAGCAGGTGCATACATCACTAACGTTCCTGGTTCTGGGTCAGGTGGTGGAGAACCATCGCAAAGTGCTTTAGTATTATTTACAAACGTATTATATCCAATTAAAATTGGTGCAGGTGGTGCAAGTGATACAAAGGGTGTAAATACACGATTTACAGGATTTGGATTTGGATATGCTTATGGTGGTGGATATGGTGGTAGACCAGCAAGTGCATCACTTACAACGGGTAGTGATGGTGGTTGTGGTGGTGGTAGTGCTGTATTAGACGCACCAGCAGGTATATCTCAATATGGATTTGGATTTGCTGGTGGTCGTGGTATTGGTGTATTTGGTAGTGGTCAAGCCGCAGGCGGTGGTGGCGGTGGAACAGGCACTAGTGGCTCTGCCGCAACAACGGCATCATATGGTGCGCAAGGTGGTAGTGGTGGTTCTGGTTCCATTTCATCAATCTCTGGTTCCTACTTGTATGTTGGTGGGGGTGGTGGCGGTGGTGGTCAAGGTGCAGGTAGTGGAAGTGTTGGATTTGGTGGAGGTGGTGCTGCGGGTGTTGCAGGACAAGCAAATACTGGTGGTGGCGGTGGCGGAGCAAACATTAGTCAAGGCGGAGCTACAGGAGGTAGTGGTGTTATCCGCTTCAAGTTCTCCTCATCATTTAGTTTATCAACCAGTGCTGGTGTAAGTTCTCTTGTTGGGGCATATGGACCAGAAGGTAGTGAAATTACCTATGTAGAAATACAAGCCGCTGGTGATAGTGATTACTTTATTTTAACGTAAGAGTATATTATGGCACATTATGCAAAGTTAGATTTTTATAATACAGTTATCGACGTATTTGTTGGTCGTGATGAAAATGATAAACATCCTGATATAAGAAATTGGGAAGGATATTATGAAGCAAAACGAACAAGTTATAATACCCGTGGTGGTGTCTATTATGACCCACAAACTGGATTACCTCATGCCGACCAAAGTAAAGCATTTCGTAAAAACTATGCTGGTCTTGGGTATACCTACGATAAGCAACGAGATGCCTTTATTCCACCAAAACCAGAAGTAGGTAATTGGGTATTAAACGAACAAACTTGTCTTTGGGATAAAGTAGATTAAACGTTTATGCCAACAATTTTATTTACTGCCCTTGGCTCTGGTTCTTGGGTCAAACCGTCTGGTGTGACGCGTGTAGAAATAGAATGTTGGGGTGCTGGTGGCAATGGTGGGTCAAGAACATCTATTGGTCAACAATCTGGTGGTGGTGGTGGTGGCTCCTACTCAGCAAATATGTCGGGGTTGACCACAAATTATGCAGCAACAGAAATGGTAGTCCCATATTATATTGCTGTTAATGGATCTGGAGAAGATACAACTTGGGGAAAAAATAGTTCTGCCCCTGAGTGGAATATATTTAATCGTGTTCGAGCCAGACCTGGAACAAATGGAACAGCAACCACATCTGGCACTGGTGGTAGTGGTGGTGATGGAACCACACTATATGCAGGTGGTAATGGTGCTGTAGGAATAGATGGCACAAACTGGCAAGGTGGTGGTGGTGGCGCTGCTGGTGAAAATGGTCCTGGTAATAATGCATCTGGAATAACAGGAGGTTCTGGTAGTGGTCAGTTCTCTGGTAATGGTGGTGGTCCAAATGCACCAACTTTATATGGAGCAGGTGGTCAAGCGGGAGCATCAGGCAATCCAAATAGATTTGGCACACCAGGACTCATTCGTATTCAATACGCAGACCCCGCTACACAATTTCAGTTGAACCCAACAGATGTAGATTTCGCAACAGAAGCAGAGATAAATCCAACTGGTGATTATAACTTATTTATCAAATTATAAAATCTGTAGAATTCTATAGACAAATAAAAAGACCCCGCTAACTGCGGGGTTTCTTATTGCAACTTAAATGATTAGCATGTATCCTACTACCAACATAGACATTATAATATTGTTCTTTTTCTAATACCTCTTCTATCATCTGGTATTTTAACTCGTAGTAATTCATATCTCCTTTTGATTTACACCACAACAATATCTCACGAGTAAAGTTTGCTTCTCCATAATATTGTATATCTTCTAATAGTTCTTTATTAGAACCCCAATAGTTTCTCCAATCACTTTCTTTTATAACTCGTTTATTTCTCTTACCTGCTTTTCGTTTTATTTGACTTGTAAGGAGTTTCTTTTGCCCGATATACATTCTTCCGTTTATATTGTTGATGACCCTATAAACGAAACCTGAAGCAAATGCGGGGGCTTCTACAACCTCTTCTCCAAGATACATCCAGTTCATACTAACCTCTCGTTTCATAATAAGTGATATACATATAAATAGAACCTAAACAGAGAGGGCAAATGGAATACAAGAATATTGACTGCACCAACTTTGCACAACGAGTCAAAGAAAAAGAAGATATGGATGATGATACTAAAATAAAGTTATTACAACTCATCAAAGATTTTGAGATTCAGTATCGGTCATTTAATTGGAACCTGCTATGAAAAAAAACCCCCGATTGTTAGTCGGGGGTTTTTCTTATTAGTTATATAGGTATTTCGTCTTTCCCTTTCGTGTCTGCCGAACAACCTTTGTTCCATCTTTAATATGCGTGGAAGGAACCCTGTATGCTACACCATAAGTTGTCTTAAAACACAAATACTTTTCGTCATTATCTTCATCACTCTCGATGCGGATACTATCCTCGTCAATCATATTTTTAGTAAGCTGCGCCTCCTCGCAAACCCACGACATTTTCCACTCAAATCTGTCTCCCTTACCAAATCGGCTAGCCTTGTAAATGTCGTTTACCATTTTTTTACCCTCGTTCTTGATGTGTTGTAATACAACCTTGTGTCGTATCACATATGTAATATATCACCTTGTGTGGGGAAAGTCAATACCCACGAAATCTTGTTACAATTGGACAAGGGTAGGAATAGCTGGACAAGGTTTTCCACATAATATTAAATAGTATTTACTATTATACTTTATAAAAAGAAACCCCCGATTGTTAGTCGGGGGTTTTTTTAATCCCAGTTACGCATTGCGATATTCTTTCGTCTCGACACTTTAATCTTATTTCCATTTTTAATATGTGTAGCTGGGACTTTGTATTCAGTTCCATAGGTTGTCTTAAAACACAAATACTTTTCATCAGTTCCCATCAAGTTTGGGTTACTTGGGTCACATTCATCCTGTTCCACAACCCTGATACTATTTTCATCAATCATATTTTTCGTAAGTTGTGTTTCCTCACAAATCCACGACATTCGCCACTGAAAATGTGCGCCGTCATCTCTGGGTGACTTATAGATTTCCTTTACCATTTTCTTACCCTCGTTCTAAAATATTTTGTAATACAACCTTGTGTCGTATCACATATGTAATATATCACCTTGTATAGAAAAAGTCAATAGGGTAAAAAAGAAAGTATAATAATAAATACTATTTATTAAATATACAACATTAAATATGCCCTTGACTTTTTTTCTACTATCGTTATATTTATGATTACAATAATAAACGAGGTGTTATGACTGATTTACATTCATTATTCTTTGGTGAAGAAATAGGATTTAGTTTTGATAGAGAAAGAAATATCTTTATCAATCATATGGATATGTTAAAGGGTCAATCAGTAGAAGAACATACCTTGTATAAGAAATGGAAAGAAATATCTTCTTATTACAACAATACAGCAGACCTAACTAAATCGTCTATAACAGAATGTCGTATATGGAAACCTACAGACATATACAATAAAGATATTACAATAGAACAAATACATTCTATTGACCCCGAAATCATCGTCGTAGAACCAGAAAGTATATTAGCAGATGATTGGAAATATCTTCGGGTAATGGGTCATACGATGGAATACACCCCGAACTTAGGTCGTGTAGTTAAAATCATTATACGAGATAAAACATCTAATCAATATCTTGGAGTATGTTCGTTGGGAAGTGATGTGACCTCAATTAAAGTAAGGGATGAATATATTGGTTGGTCTAATGAAGATAAGTTTAAAAAAGGAAAGTTAAACTCCACAGCTATAGGAACTTGTATTCTTCCAACACAACCATTTGGATATAACTTTCTTGGTGGTAAATTGGTTGCATCGTTGTTGTGTAGTCAAGTTATACGAGATTATTGGAAAGAAAAGTTTAATGATGACCTTGTTGGAATTACAACTACATCATTATATGGTTCTCATAGTATGTATCAACGAATACCTTACTGGAAAGAGTTGGGTAAGAGTGCAGGTAAGATGAGTATTAAACCAGATGATGATGTATATGAGATATGGACTGATTACTTAAAAGAACATTACAAAGACAAGTATGATGTCTTGATGGAACGAACAGGTCCTAAACAACAGATACTAACATTCTTATACAAACTCCTACAAATCAATCCTCTGCAATACCAACATGGGTTCCAAAGAGGTGTCTATTTTATGGAGTTCTACCAGAATAGTAGATTGTTTTTACAGGATAAGATACAACAACACGATTTGATATTACACGATAGGGTCAAAGATGATGTAGCTGGTGTAATGAAATGGTGGAAAGAGAAATCTATCAACCGATATACTAATCTATTAGAGAATGATAGAATAAAGGAAGATAGATTGTATTACCGAAAGATTGCACAGATGTCGTGGGAAGATACAAAACAACTTTATATTGGGGAGGTTGGACGATGAGTATGTATAACTGGTTAGAACAAGAAACTATACAAAAGGGATATACTACAAAAAAACATTACTGGCATTCCCTTGTTTCTGCAAAAGAACTAAAAGATTTGCGGGAGAACTGGCCTGCAATCTATAACTCTACTTATCACCGAGAGTTAAAGACTAAAAATGTTTTAATGTGGATTGGTGAATATAAAGACCATTTACAACAAAACTGGATTATAGATGATGGGGGCTTGACTTTTGAGGAGAACTGATTATATTACATTCACTACTGCCTGATACCAGTAGTCATAGAATGTTAGGTGTGTTGTAAAAATCAAATCAAATGTATTTGTTCCCCAAACTGCCCTCGTTGTTTGGGGTTTGTTTTATATAGGATAATTCCTATTTATTGGGGATGTGCAGTTCGCCATACTAACACATCATCGGTCAAATAGAGTGGTCTATTTGTTCCGTTCTTCTCTCAAAATACCAATAGAAACCCTTACGCAGAAATGTGTAGGGGTTTTCTATTACCCAATAATATTCACCCACTTGACTTTTCAGGATTTTGGGATATACTTATTTGTGTGTAGGAAACTGGTGTAATGGACTGGTGACCCAAGTATGTAGGAAAACTTAATCCACGCGAATATTGAGCCATTACCTCATTATTCTGTGTGGATTTTGTTTTAGATAGAAGGGAGTTTGGAGATTCGTTATCCCACAAGGGTCTTACTAACCTGATAACCAACGAGAATTGATACCGACAAGGAATGAACGTCCAGTATCATTAGTAAGCGTAAATGGTCTTACTTGTTATAGTCCATCTCGCAAACGGATAGAGAATTTGACGAGAAAATAACATTAAAGAGAACTGAGATCAAGGTTTGATGCATTCCCTTGACCGAGATGTAAAATGCAAGTGGTCCCATCAGGTATAATTTTCTGTATGGGTAGGGGTAACGAAGGCCGATATTCCACAAATGAACAAGCTGCTGTATCGCAGCGGGTGATGACTTGAATAAAGTTTATACTAAATCAATCTCTCTTCTAATCATTTTATAGGTTTGACCAGCTACACAACTTATAAGCAATGATTAAAACCAATTCTCTGGTGTATGGCCCAAACGATTAAATACTTGGGCAGCTATACTACATCACCCGTTCTTACCCTTCGTGTATCCGCAATATAATATAGTATAATAACTAAACAACATTTAACAAAAGGTTATCAAAATGAGAGTATGTCCTAATTGTCACCACCATTACGAAGATGCAAATGATGTAGGATTACTAAAATACGCTAATATAACACATATATTACAGAAAGAAGAATTAGAAAAGCCAGTTATTGGTAAGATTGTAATGCATTATTTTGATAAGCATAAAAACCAAAAGACCTATAAATACAACATACAAACCTTCTGTGAAAAATATAATATAGAAGAACAAGAGGTAGTGTTGGCAGCGGCAAACAATTACGAATATATGAAAGTTGGAAATAAAATATATTTACAAACTCCACAAGATGGATTATATGAGATTGGAAAATACACAGAATTAAAAAGGTCTAACTAAAATGAAAAAGAAAAAACAAAAGAAAAAGGAAAACTGGAAAGGTAATCCAACTACTCTACTATGGGCACCTACTTGGGCAGGTCGCAAGCGTTGGCATAAAAGATTAAAACAAATACAAAAACAAATAGATGAGAAACGAATAATTTCAGTTAAACTAACAACAAGACGCAGACCAGCAGAACAATAAAATAACATTTAATAAACCACAGGCATAAACCCCTGTGGTTTTATTATTTTATATTACCCAACAACATTAAAAATATTTTGCAGACATATTGACTTTTCAGGATTTATCGTTATATTTATTAGTGTAATCAATAACGATTACCAAACAGGGAGAAGAAAATGGCAACGAAGAAAAAGAAGGTCGAAGAAACTGAATGGAGGAAAGGTTTAGAAAACTTACCCTATGTAAGTCCTCTGGCAGCAGAAAAAGATGAGTTAGAGACACACAGACAAATCGGTTGGAATAACTTTGTGGTGATACGAGATATGGAAAGGTTTGTAGATGCAGTAGAAAATATAGCAGACGGATTACACAGAATAGCAGAAGCATTAGAAAATCAAAAGAACTAAACAAAAGATACAGCTTCCTCACGACGAGGGGGCTGTATCATGCATAGGAGAAGAAATATGGCAAATCAAGTTGGCGTATATATGGTGAAGCATAAGGATGGACATTTCTACATCGGGTCAAGCAAAGAGTTAGGACAACGATGGCACATCCATAAGTCCAGATTAAAAGCAGGAGTAAATAATAAAAAGATACAAGAGCATTACGATAAAACAGGCAGCAACATAAATGATTGGGTATTTGAGATTGTAGAAACCTGCCGGGAAAAGTCCTTGCAACGAAAAGAAGAAGCCCTTATCAATAAGCACTGGGGAAATCCCTTACTACTCAATTCCAGAAAAGATGGTACAACAGGGAAGCGTGGTATCACAACATCTAAAGAAGCATCCTACAAGATTGCTAACGAACTCTTGGGGAAGAATACAAAGGATGGTAAAATCCATAGACCAGCAAATCTTACCTTCGTTGCTCCTGATGGAACAGAATACGACAACATACAATCAGTCAAGGCATTTGCAAAAGAGCATGGGTTGAGTCAATCCAGTATGTGCCAGCTCAGTAATGGTTGGGTAGATATTGTAAATGGATGGACTCTTAAAGACAATCCTAATCTCCCCGACATCGGTAGAATTATTGACCTATGGCCGGAAAGTCGTATTCGTGAATACTATAAAGAGTATCACATCTTGACTCCAACAAACAAGTTGGTCAAGACATTCTATCTTTGGAAATACGAACAAGACAATAACTGCAGCGTCATCCTAAATGATTTACGAGATAGATGGGTCAGTAGAAACACCTATGGTCTGGATGATGATGGCCGAGGTTATAGAGAGGTTGGGGTGCCTACCTATACAATCGTATGGAAAGGTAAGAGATATGAGAACATCTTATCAGTCCCAAAGTTCTCCCACACACACGATATACGATTAGACAGAATGCGAAGCTATCTCAACAATCCGCCAATTTATAAGCGGTCATTTCATATTGAGAAGGAGTTGCAACCTATTTATTGATATAGACATTCACCACAAATAGGTTATGATATGGGAAAACGCGGTCCAAAAAAGAAAGGTATGCTGTTAGAACAAGAGAGTGCAGATATAATCTATCACAAATGGATTATCAATCTCAAACACTTTTGGTTAATACATCAGCAGGTGCTGGACGAAATAGAGAATAAAACCTTATCGGTCAGCACCGCTAATAAGTTTATGGACTGGTGGGTTGCAGTAATCGGTATATTTAGTCACGCATCGGTGCAGTGGTCTTTACCTTCTACTTGGCCTGAACCACGACACAAACAGATGCGAGTAGAAATGAAACAACAGATGGAACAAGTACGAATGTCGGTCAAAGATATTAAACAAAATATAGATGAGGTTTTGTATGAGCATAGAAGTAATACTAACGGACAAGATGAGCATAGACACGGCATTGCGAAAGTTCAGCAAGTTGGTAAAAAAAGAAGAAATAATCGAACAGCTCTACAATCGTAGAGAGTTTATGAAACCCAGTAAGAAAAAGAAGTGGAAGCGGGAACAAGCGGTCATTAAAAGAAAGAGACAAGAAAAGATTGATGCAAAAAAGAATAAACTAAACGGAGAGTACTAATGCAAAAGTCATTAGCACAACGCATACACGACATCTTGGCAAAACGTCAAGAAGAGATTACCAACTTTCCCGAAGCAGGGGATGACTTAAAGGTTAGTTTAAGGAACTCACAATATGAAATGTTTCCACTCAAAGAAGCTATGGCTATTAAAGAAGATTATCCGCAAGTGTGGGGCCTTGGTGGGAACGTGCTGGGTGGGCGTAGTTTTGCTGCTCTCACTCCTATTGCCGAGCGGGGTGGTAATACAGAGACACCTGGTGAAGAACGGGCAGTTCGTCGCCGTGAAGCATGGGCGGCACGACATTTTAAGGACTTCCGTGCAGCGGGTGTTATCGCGCAGGTCAAGTGGCTTACAGTAGGTTCCCGTGGCATAGACCATATGCGCAAGGTCATACAAGAAGAAAAAGATAAGTTAGAAGAAAAGGGAGAAAGAATAACACCTAATCCATGCTGGGACGGATACGAAGCTATTGGATTAAAACCTAATGGTGACCCTAACTGTGTTCCGCTAAAGACATTAGATAAGATAAATAACATACTTGATAGAGGTTGCTAATATGGCAAGACCAAAGATTATGAATAAGATGAAACGAACAATAGTTCAGTTAGATGAAAAGGATTATAAAAAGTTAAGGGTCATACTCAATAAAGAAGGGAAGAGTATCGCACAAATGTTTCGTGAGGCAGTTGCGGTCAAACTTACACAGA